AAAGACTATGCAAAATCTTTAGTAAATGTTCTTAAAAAATATAATTATTGGCCCGCTCTACAAGTTAAAAAATTCAAAGGAATTAAAAATCAAGTACTCCTGCATAATACATATATTCGTGAAGATATTGATGATTTTAAAGAATTATATGAACAATGTAGAAGTATTATTCTAGATTTTGAAGCAACTAATAATAAAGTTGTTGTTTCTTATTCTAGTAGTATTCCTTTAAGAATTAATATTGAAGATTATCAAACATCAATTAATACCAATGATAAATATTATGAAGCATATGATGGTACTACAATTACTTGTTACTATTATAATAATAAGTGGAATTATGGAACTACAAGTTGCCCAGATATTAATACGTCATGGTATTCTCATCCAACAAAAACACATGGAAAAATGTTTGATGAAACATTATGTGAAATTCTAGGTTATGAAGATGAAAATACAGTTAGAAATTATTTTAGCAAATTTTTAGATAAAGAAGAATCATATGTATTTACATTAATTCATCACGATAATATCCATATTATCAATTATAAAATGATTCTTGGTGATAATTACAAAAAAATAATACATATTAATAGTAAAAAAATAGCTACATATGAAGATGTAAATTTAGATGATATGCCTCTATTAAAATATAATATTACTTATCCAAAACAATTTAATAATAGCGAAGAAGCATTTAATCATATGAATAATAGGGAAAATAATAGTTATGGATGCATTATTAAAAGAAACTCAAATGGATATACACATCTTGCAAAAATTTCACCACATGAAGTAAAATATAGAGAAGATACTGATCCGTGTAATCCTAATCCATGGTATAATATTCTTTCAACATATATGAAAAATCGCGTAGAATATCATATTAATGATTATATTCGAGATTATAATCCAAGTATTGAAAAACTATATGATACTAATGGAAAAGAAATCGACCCAACATATTTAATTCATACATCAATTTGTACAATTAAAGATGTTTTATTTAAATTATATAGTGCAACAACAACATATAATATAAAGAAAAATTTATTCAAAATGAACAAAGAAATTGATAAAGATTTTTCTCCACTTATTCGATTTCATTTAGCAAAATTACGAAGAAGACAAATTACCGTATATAAGGGTAATCTTATTGGTAACCGCGATATTTATTACTATTTATGTCACTGTATTAGAACAAATGATTTAAGACAAATTATTCAACTTATTACCAACACAAGTGGTTATGACATTAATGAAAGGTCATTAATGTGTCTAGTGACACTTAATAATCTACTAAATTAAACATATTATGCAATTTAGTTACAAATATCTTAGCATAATTATAATGTTGTTTTTTATATAGATTTATCTAATAAACTATGTAAAGAAAGTTTTTTATCAATAGTGTAAAAAAAATTAAATATATATACTTTTATTTATGTATCCAATTGATTAATGTTTCTTATTATTTTTTCTTGAATATAATATATCTATTTAAAAATGAAAATTGTTTTTGAACAATATCCTTATCTAATTCATTAATATCATTTTCAAGTCTACTTAAATTTGATTTTTTATCAACCATACCTTTTTTAATATCATTAAAATCTTTTTCAAATGTATTACTTTCAACAAATTCTAAATTATATTCAGTTGCTTTTTCAATTAATAAATCTAAATCAACAAGATATTCAGGAATTATTTTTTGCGTATTTTCGATAAAGACACCAATTTGTTTACCGTATTTTTGATCATTATCTACAAAATTTTTAGTAATGGCCCATGTAATAACATCGGTATCTCTATCAATATTTTTAATACCTTTTATTGTATTAGTATTATTAGATTTGAATAAATTTTCAATAATATTACCATCCATAAATGTTGCAAAGAAAATACCATTTGTTTTTAAATTATTAGCAACATTGGAAAAGAAACCATTTAATTTTTTCTCACTTTCAAAGAAATAATGAATAGCGAATTGACAACTGCATACCGAAAATTTATTAGTACCTTTACCGGCAATATGCCTTAAATGATACTGATTATTGATATTTCTATTCATTACAATATTTAATATTTCATAACTTTCATTGTCATTAATTACCTTTGCAGCGTTACCATTATTAATAGATTCGGCACAATCACCTGCTACAAATACAATATCAGGAAAATACACTTTTTCATCTTTGCTAATTTTTCTAGTTTGATTTTTCTTTTTAATTAATCGCGAATATCCTCCACTTCTAGGATTATATATATTTCGTTTGACTAAATCAATAGATAATATGAATGAATAATTATATTCAACCCATCTATTCATATCCCCACCTTCTCCACCACATAGTTCCAATAATGAATTTCTATCTTTGGAATATTCATATAGTTTTTTCTTAATAGCTTGATTGTGAAAATTTAACATATGCAAAGATAATAAAGAATCTCTTGGAATATTTCTACTATAATATACATCATCAGATTCTAAAATTTTATCAGTAGTATCATTATATGTTTTATCTATATTCGTATCTTGATTACCAACAATCATAGCATTTGTAATACTATTATGAATTGAACGCCATACATTAATTGCAATATTTAAATCATTCATCGTTTTACTAATTTCCCCCTTTTTATAAAGTCTTGTTTTATCATCTCTGCGACGAAGAGGATTCCATCTGTGATTTATCGCAATTTTATTATTTACATCATAATTAAATTCAATAATCGAATTGTCTTCAATAACTTCATTATCATGAGTTAATATAAGTCCTTTAGTATTAATTTTAACATATGCTATTTCTACACCTGATTCATAATATATTGTAGGTTTAAATAATGTTGGTACATAAGACACTAAATTATTTCTTTGTTCTTTAGCGTATTTATAATCATATCTTAAACGCAAACCTTTAATAGGCCCTATATCTTCCCATTGTGAAGAATTATAACCTACAAATAATTTTAATTCTCTATATTTTTCGCCATTTTCATTTACAATTTTACCATATTTAACTAAAAAGTCAATTGAATTTTGTTCTGGTGGTTTCCATTTAAATAATCTATCCCATCTTACATTATCTGTAATTTGTATTGCCTTATTTGCATAATATGAATATAATGGTAATTTAGACGGTGTAAATATTAAACCATCTATTTCATATGGATATGATTTATAATTGCTCAATATTTCATTACATTTTGAATATATTGTAGAATCTTTGTCATTATATAAGAATTTCTTAACAGTAAATTCAACATTAGTTTTAGAATTTTGAATATGAGATTTTGCAAAATTCAAATGTTTTAATCTTGATACTTCACCGATTAAAGGTAAGTTAGTTATATTTTTACCTTTAATATAATACATATCAAATGCTGCAAATAAATGATTAGGTGAATTATCTTTTCGTTTGCTACAAGTAACATATTCACCATCAATTAAACTATTATATAAATTAGATTGAGCCGTCATACCTGTATTAATAACATTATAAGTATTATTAATCATATAAATGTCACCAATTTCATCTATATACATTAATAATCTTTCCCCATCTGCTTTTTCGGTTACTGTATAACCTTCTAAAATACTAACAGAACCATATTCCATAGGACTTATTAAGTTGACTTTTTCAAGAGTGATAGGTTTTGGTGTTAGTAACGGAATAGTATTTTTTTTATTATAAGACATAATTTTAATATCTTGTTTAATCAAATTATTGTATTTTTGTAGAACATTATTTTGTATTTCTTTTGTTATAATTTTGGGATATAATGTTATATAATGCAATAAATTCAGTACAGATTGAATAATTAATTCTTTACTTTTATTATTAAGATTAATTTCAAATTTATAATTTTGTTGTTTTTTGAAAATATTAGACTCTTTCAAAGTATTATAATATTCATCTTCACCTCTTTCTAAAATTACACAATATTCAATGTTATTTTTTTTATCAAAATATGAAAATTTTTTTGTTATTTTAAATTTTTTTTTATTTAATTGCCATTTTTCTGGTTCCTTATCAATGTTATTTTCTTTAATTATATCAAAATATATATGGTAATCAAATAAATTTTTTTCAACATTATTATATACTATATTTTTATTAATCCACTTATAATTATTTATATTATCATAAATATTACTATTACAATATTTTAATATATTTGATAAATCTGATATCAATAATATATTATTAAATTCATCTTCTATTTCTAATACTTCATTTTTAATATTTTCTTCAAAATCGGTATTAGAAATAGAGTTTATAAAATTATTGAATTCGTATTCAGTCCAATTTAAATTATTATTATCGATTCTTATTTTAAAATTTTCTTCTTTAAGTTCTAAAATAGTATCAATAATTCTTATTAATTCTGAATCATTTTTAAATTCCATATTTATAGTTTTCTCTATTGTATATATATATATATTATTCTATATATAATAAATCAATTTTTAATTTTAATTATATTCGATAATTTCTACTATTTTATTTGTATTCCATTCTGTGAAACTTAAATTAAATAAACTTTTATATGTTATAGGATAATAATCACAAATAGATTGTATAAATATTCTTTCCTTATAACTAATAAATTTAACAATAAACATTTGTGTATTTAAGACAATATATTTAATACTCCATTCTTGTCGTTTTAATATTTGTATAAGATTAGTATCTATATTACATGTTTTAATATAATTAAAATAAAATATATTTTGCGCGTAATTATTCATATGTTAAAATACAACACTATACATTATTCATTTTTTAAATTACTTAAAAATAATTCTTTATTTTTAAAAAGAATAATGACAAGTAAAATAGGGTTAATTAATAATAGTGATTATACAAAAATTGTAAAAAAATTAAGAAATTTTTTTGATTCAAAAGGATTTGAAGAAGTTCATACACAAAGTAGATTAAGTATTCTCGCTGCATGTGAAGACCCAACAACAATAGCAACATATAATTATGATGGACAAGTTTGGCCATTACCACAAACAGGTCAAATGTGGTTAGAATATGAACTACTATCTAATCCAAATGCTAAAGGATTTTATTGTGTGAGCACCAGTTATAGAAATGAACAAAATCCAGTTCCCGGAAGACATGATAAAATTTTTCCAATGTTTGAATTTGAAATGAAAGGTGATATGGAAGAAATGATGAAAATGGAAGTAGAACTACTAACATTTTTAGGTTTTGGCAAATATTATGAAGGTAAAAAGTATCCAGAAGGAGATTATATTGATATTGCTAAATTATATGGGGTAAAAGAATTAGAACATAATCATGAAGAAGAAATTTATCATCAATACGGTCCCGTATATTTCTTAAAAAATTTTCCAAATTATAGTTCTCCTTTTTGGAATATGAAACAAGCACATAATAGTTCAGTTGAAGGAGGACACGCAAAAAAAATAGATATTATTATTAACGGTATTGAAACAATAGGGAGCGCACAAAGATCTACCGATAAAGATGATATGAAAAAACAATTTCATGAAATTAGCAATGGTAATTATGCAAATATTTTGTATAGTAATTTTACAAAAGAAAGGGTTGAAGCAGAACTTCAAGAATTTTTGGAATTTGATTTATTTGATAGGTCTGGTGGCGGTATTGGTTTAACTAGATTAATTAGGGTCATGAAAGAATCAGATTTATTATAATAATATTATACTATATAAGGATGTTGTAAATAGTTTATCTAATAATTCATTTCTTTCTTTTACATTTTTTTTTGCTAAACATAAATTAATTAATAATTTTGCGTTTTTAACATGATTATTTTTATAAAATGTTGATATTGGTTTAGGAACACCAAAATTTATATAATTATACTCAAATAATTTATTAATAATAAAATTATTTTCATAATATTTAAGTCTTGCTAGTGAAGAATAATAATTTTTAATATCATCTAATAAATATATATTATTTTCATAAAATATTAATGAATATATATAATTTATAATATCATCCGGTATATAATCAGGTATAATCATAATAATTATATTAATTATATTAATTATATTAATTATATTAATTCATTAATATTTTATAAAAATATTAGAATTTAATTACTAAAACCACTTGGACCAATTGGTCCTTGAAGTCCTTGTGCACCATCATTACCACGCGGAACTATTATAGTAATCTCTGTTAAATTTTTATCAATTATTTCTTGCGATGTAGGATAATTTGTTATTGGATGTTTTGCTAATATATTATTACCCTGGTCTATAAATTTAAATAATGGTAATTTGCATTTACATTCACTGCCGTTTCGTCCTGGATAACCCTGTTTACCTTGTAAACCGGTTTGCCCAGGCGGTCCTTGTAGTCCCATAGGTCCCATAGGTCCCATAGGTCCCATAGGTCCCGCATGTTCCTCGCTAGATATTTCCAGTCCCATTTTTTGTTGCACTGGTTCGAGTTTATCTGAATTACTAACAAATTCTTCATCTATATTTTTATTAATTATTAAAATGAATATTATTGATAATATGATTAATGATAGTATAACTAATATTATTTTACTATTATTTGTAAAATATATCATTATCTAATTAAGTATTTTTATTTTTTTTCAAATAATAAAAATCCAAAAGGACTATTTGTAATATATAATGGATAATTATTTAAATTTATATAATCTATTTTTGTATTATTTATAATTTCTTTTATATGTAAAAAATTATTGTTATAATAATAAGAAAATTTTGAATTATTTTTAAATTCTATTATTAAAAATTCATCTATATTATCATATATTGCTTCAATATAATTATTATACAATAATATATCATCAAATGATATATTTTTGATTAGTTTTTTTGTTTGTTTATGTTTTCTTAATGTTAATGTTTCTAAATAAGTATCAGTATGTAAAATACGAGAATTATTTTTATTAAAAAATATATTATTATTATTTGAAAATAATAATGTTTTTTTAATTTTTAATTTATTATTTAAAAATAAATTTTTAAAACTTAATACATTATAGATATTAATCAATAATAAAAAATATTTATACATCATTATTATATAATACTTATTTTTTATATATAATACTTATTTTTTATATATAATTACATATATTTAATTATATATAAAATATAAAATGTATTAAATACCAGTATATATAAATATAAAACATCTACAAAAGTTTTGAAAAGTAATAATATAGATTCCTTTATATTATACACATTGTTTTTTTTTAAAGTTAAATTATTTGCTGAATTAACATAATTTAATTTTGCTGCTTTAGTTAATCGATGTAATTTAATATTTTTATAATTATAAATAATTGGTGTTCTCATTATAAACACATATATATTATAATTAAATAATAGTATTAATAAAACCATTACAAGTTTTATTCTAAACATATAATAAAAATAATAAAAATAATAAAATATTATATCATTTTTTAATTAGAATAAGCTAAACCACCCATCCCAGATAATATTCTTAAAACATTATAATTAATTGCAAATATATTTATTAAACCAGTTTTTTCTGTTGCTATTTGTAAATGAGCACTATCTATTCTGGACATATTTAAAGTACCAGATGGTTGATGTTCCTCTGGTTTCAATGCAAAAGAATATAAGTTAATACCTTTTTTATATTGTCCAGGTGTGTTTTCATGATGTTGATATGGTTGTACTATTGAAAAATATTCTCCTTCTCTTTCACTAAATCTTTCATTTCCATTCAATTGCAATCTAACTAATTTAACAGGATTTTCGCATTTAATAGTAGTATCATTTTCATGTTCATAATGATTATACTCGTTAAATGGATTATTTGTAAAATTATTCCAATATGGTTTGCTAGCAGTAGTTTTTTGGTATTCGGCAAGGTCCGAATTAATGTCGCCGCCTGCTGGATTAGAATCTGGTTTTACAACCCAAACTAATTCTTTGCAAGGATGATTAAAATTTAATTTAACACTTTTTAGCGATTTTTGTCCATTTGACACCCCAGATGTTATTCTTTCCGAACCAGTAAATTGCAATTGTTCAATTAAATATTCATGAGATAATTGTGCAAATCTCCTTCTTTCATCTGTATCTAAGAAAATATAATCTACCCACAATTCAGCATCTTCTAATTCAAGAGAAGTAGAAGATGCTGAATCGTTTTGAACACCTCTTTCGTCATTTAAATAAGAGAAATTGCCTGGTGTTCTATCAACCATATCGTTTAATTGTGCATATTCAATATTAATTTTAACTTCGTGATATTGTAAAGCAATTAAAGGTAGCGATAAACCAACATTTCTACAAAACCAAAATTCTAAAGGGACATATATAGTATATGATGAGTCTTTTTCTAACAGTATGGAAGAATTTTGTTTATTACCACCAACCATTTTATCATAACCTTCTTTTTTACCAACAGGCATACTTAATTCATTCCATATATACATCCATTCTGAATAATGTTTATCCACGCGCTGACCACCAATTTCTAATTCTATATTTTTTAGTAATCTCAATCCAAAAAATGGTACTAATGCCAAAGGATGACTAGTACTTGTATTTTTTAATGTTGCTTTGAAATATATTCTATTTATTAAATCACCATTTCTAGTTATTAAAATACTTACTCTTGAACCAATATTTGAAGTTCCATTAAAAGTTTGTTCTATTGATTCTATAGCAAAATTTGTATGACGTCTATAAACTACTTTGAAAAAAGTAATTTGAGGATTACCAGTTAGATAAACATCTTGAGCACCATATGCTACTAATTGTAATAGACCACCTGCCATAATATATCTTTATACTATAATAGGAGAAAAAAAATAGTCTTATATAAATTAATTGCTGTATGCAATACCACCCATACCAGATAATATTCTTAATACATTATAATTAATTGCATATATTGCAAATACACTATTTGTATTATATTTTGCCATATCATAATTTAACGAAATAAAAGATGTATCTATACGAGACATATTTAGTGTTCCCGACGGTTGATGTTCTTCGGGTTTTAATGCAAAAGAATAAACATTTATACCAGTATTATTTGGGATATTTTCGTGATGCTGAAAAGGTTGTATTAAATTGAAATACATTCCATCTCTTTGAGTAAATCTATCATTNCCATTTAATAATAATTTTGCACTAATTACAGGATTTACTGTATTACTATTTGGTCCTAATTTATTTTTAATGTCGTCATAA